ACGCGGATGACCGTCTCTTTCCACGCCTCGCCGCCCGCTTCGAGCTTCTGTGTCGCCGTGAGGCCCGCCGCCAGATCCTGCTCGAAGTCCTTCACGAGCGACCGCTGGTCGCGCTCGTTCTTGTTCGGCCCGCCAAAGATGCCGGACAGGATGTCCTTGGCGCGGCCGGCGAGCTTGGTCAGCCCCTCGATGATCGGCCCGCTGAACTGCTGGAGGAACGGCCCGACGCCGGGGATCATCCCCATGAGCGTCCCCGCCGCTGCCGTGGCGAACGACTTCATTTTGTCGGCCGCACTACCAGGCCCGAGGAACGCAGCCGCGAACTGCGGGCCGATGTTGCCGAGCAGGTTCGACATCATGCCGCCGCCGCCACCAGCCCCACCGCCGCCGCCGAACAGCCCCTTCAGCGTGTTCATGAAGCCGCCCGTGGACGCGCCCGCCGCCGCCGTGTTCTGCTGCACCGAGCCCGCAAATCCCGTCCACTGCGTCGTCATCGACGAGATTAGCGGGGTCTGCTCGCCCATCGCCGCCGACACCTGGCGGATCGACGGCATGAGCACCGCGCCGTTCGTGTTCGCCCACTTCTGAAGCGCCGCGTCGAGCTTGATCGTCTCCTGCAACGTGCGGGATTCGAGGTTCAGCATCTCGACGGACGGCCCCTGCATCGCGCCGACCGCCACGAACATCGACTGATACGCTTCCGTCGTTTCGCGGACTGCTCGCCCGTGGCCTTTGTGCGTGTCTTCTCCGCCCTTCAACGCCGCCAACTGCTCGTTGACCTTGCCGGTCAACTCCTCGGAGATTTTCGCCATGTCCGAGTAGGACATCGAGAGGTCGGTCGCCGCGCCCGCGCCGGTCTTCAGCGCATCGTTGGCAGGCCCCTGCACCTCTGGCAACTTCTGCGCGACGAAGCCCCACGCCTCAAGCTGCGTCATCGCTTCGTTGAAATGAAACGCAAACGGCGCAAGCACGACATCCACGCCGTCCTTGAGCACACCGAAGAACTCCCCGAAGCCCATCACGAGCGTGCCGAGCACTTCCGTGGTGACGTTCTTAGCAGACACGTAGAAGGCGTCCAGCGCATCAGACGCCGCATCAAGTGCGCTCAACTGTGCATCACCAGCGACCAGCGCCCCGTCTGCCAGTTCCCGGTAGCCCTGCGCCACAGCCGGGAGAATGTCTTTTGCGGCCTTGCCGAACAACTCGACGGCGATCTTGTTGCGTTCCTGCGCGCTCTCAAGGTCGCCCAGCCGCGCCGTAATCGTCTCGAATTGCTGATCTGGCGTCTGTGCGCGAAGGTCGCTATACGACAGCCCCAGCGCCACGACCGCAGCCCGCACGCTATCGCTCCCGCCTGACAGGTTCAGGCCGAGCTTGAACGCGGCATTGGTGAACGTCTCCAGCGTCTTGCCGGTCAACGCCGCGACGTGCTCCATCTCCTGAATGGCCTTCGTGGATAGGCCAGTCTGCGCCGACAGGTCGATAACTTTCCCCGCGCCATCCCATGCGGCGCGAGCGAAGTTGATCATCGACCCGACCACGCGATCGATAATCATCGCGGCAGAGAATCCGGCCGTCAGTCGGCCGACTGCGCCAGCGAACATCGAAGTGCTTTCCTCGGTGCGCGCCGTCTGCGCGGCCAAGTCCCGTAGCGCCTGCGGGGCCTCTCGGCCGAGCGCCGCATACTTATCGAGCGCCCGCTGCACCGTGGCGTTCAGGCGTTCCTTCTCGCGGTCGGTTAGCTTCGTCACGTCGCCAATCGACTGGACCGCCGCCGCCGCGTTGTGCGCCGCCTGAATGATCTTGTCGCCCTGAAACGACGTGGCGAGCTTGGTAAAGCCGGCGCGAACGGCCTCGATCTGGTCTTTGCCTTCGGCCAGATTCTTCTTGAGTTCCGCCATGTTGGCGGCAACGCGCACGACCATCGACGGCTGCGCCATTAGAGGCCCCCCAATCCGTCAATGGCCCGCTGCATGCCGTCCTCAACACGCCGGATGTAAGTGCCGGACAGCAGCAATCGCGCCGCCTCCCATGAGGCTTTCGGCGTCATGTGCTTCGTGCCGAACTCCAGCCAGATCGGCAGGTTGGCGGGACGGTCGCCCATCTCGCCCGACGTCACGCGGTAGCCCGTATCCTGCTTCTCGACCGTGATGGCATTCGCCGTGCGCCCGGTGCCTGCCGTCTGCCGACGGAGCCGCGCTTGCACTTCGGCCTTCAGTTCGTCGGCCGTCTCTTTCGCAATCGCCAGCAGCACGGCAGACGCCTCCGCGCCGAGGCGGTCGAACGCCACAGTCAGCGAGTCGTGCTCAACTGTCACGGTCACGTCGGCCACGTGCTATCGCCTCCTGCGCGTCTGCAAACTCGATCTCTGCCACTTCCGCCACTGATGGCTCGGCCATCAGCTTCTTGCGCGCCTTCGCGTCAAGCGCATCGAGGTTCTGATACGCCCGCCACGCACTCGCCGCCGTTCTAAGATCCAGAATGTCGAAGATCAAATCGGCGTGCTGGTCTAGCTCACGCTCGGCCACCGAGGGCACGCAGTGGAACGCCTCACACACCAGCGAGACGATCCACTCGTCGGGGGCCGGCCCTCCACCGGCTAGGCAGCGGTAGAGGGCGGCTCGTCGTTTTTTCGGTCGGCCTCCAGAGTCGGAGACGGAATCGACATCTTCAGAATCCGCCGCGCCAAGAACTCGGCGTCTTCGGAATCAAGGTCGGACAGCGTGTCCTTGTTGACGGGCTCGGCCACGCTCCACGACTTGACGCCGCACACGAGCACTGTCAGCAGGTCGTGCGTGGCAAGCGGGTCAGGCTCGGCCGGCGCAGCGGTCGGCGCGTCGGATTCATCCGACTGCACCGCCGATAGGAGCTTCTTGAACTCCTCGATGCCGCCCACGTCGCGGATGTCCTGCCTGGACCGCTTCTGCGATTCACGCTGCGCGTCCTGCCGCTGCAACCACGAGAGCTTGCGAATCGTGACCGCCACCGAGGGATCACTCGGCAGCGGCACGGTATCAGTGATTTTGCTTGCGAACATCTCACACCCCCTAGACGCCTACGATTACAGGCGTGCTGTGAATATTTACGACCACGCGCCGGAGCCCGTGGGCTGCACGACCGCCTCGTATTCCGTGAGACCGCCGTTCTTGCCGAGGACTTCGTAGGAGACCAGACGGGTCTCGATGGTGAACGTGCCGTTCGTGCCGCCGAACACGACGACGAGCGTGCGCGTCGAGTCGGACGGGCCGTCATCCGGGTCACGGAAGACGACGTGCGGGCCGCTCGTGGCGGCGTCGTCGTAGTAGCCCTTGATCGACACCGCGCCGACCATCTTCATGCCGGTCGGCGTGCTCTCCTGCCACACGTCACCGAAGGACTCGGAGCGGGCCTGAAGCGCCTCGACCTTGATGCCGCCGATCTCGCGGACATACTGCGTGATGGCGCGGCCCGTGCCACCGGGGCTGTCGTCATACGTGATCGTGACCGAACCTGATCCAAACATCGCCATCGCTGTTTACCTCCGAGCGAATCCGCCGAACACCGTGATTGAGCCAGAGCCCGTGACGTTGCCGTCATAGGCCAGATACCGATCCACCGTGCCGGCCACCGTCACGGCTTCCGCTGAGGGGGCAGACGTCACGTTGGCGAACGTCGCCAGGTCGGCATACGTCACGCCGTCTGCTGAGTCGCGGATCTTCCCGACGAACCCCGTGAAGCCCGAGAACGCCGTGACCTGCTGATACGCCATGCCGCCGCCCGTGCTGTTCGCCTTCACGAACGAACCGCCCGTGCCGCCGACCGTCACGTTCACCGGGACCGTGAACGTCGTGGTAGACGTCACCGTGACCGTGCGTTCGCCGTTGATCGTGGGGCTCGACGACGCCACGCCCGAGATGAGGATGATGTCGCCCGTCGTCAGCCCGTGCGGAATGGGCGTCGTCACTACCGAAGGGTTGGCGATGCTGTTCGACGTGATCGGCACCACACGCTGGCCGGGGTCGGCCGTGTAGTCCACGTCAGACGATTCGGTGTTCCAGTCGCCCGTCTTCGTCTCGAGCGGCTGGAGGATGATGCCCTCGTCGCGGTTGCCCGAGATGGTGTAGGTCGCGTTCGCCTTCGTCAGATTGCCGAGGTTCGCCAGCACCTCGTAGGCCGTGGTCATCGCGCCAGACCAGCCGATGAACCGCTTGCCCATCGTGTTCCCCTCGAACGCGAGGCAGACCACGCGGCTCGCCGTCGTCGGGGGCGTCCGATGCGCTTCGTGCGCCAGATTCGTGCCCGCGTCGTAGAACGCGCCGTCCTGCGACAGCGTGCTCTCCTTCATGCCGGTCGGGGTGTGTTCCGCCCAGGCGTCCCCGAGGCCGTCCGTGCGCGTCTGCGCGGCGGCGACCTTCTCGGCAATGCCTTGCAGCTTCGACGCCAGCAGGCTGTAGCCGCTCGCGAGAAAGAAGCCGATGCTGTTCGAGCCATACATCGCCATCGTTAGCCCTCGTCCTCGTCATCCACGACCATCGCCACGTCGCCGCGCTGGAGGTAGTGCGCCAGCGATTCGGCCGGCATGTCCGAGCAGTCCTGCC